CTAAAATCAGGCCCCAAACAGCCGGGGAACTTCTCTAACATCCCCGGATAACGGGCCGGGTCATTCCAAACCCGCTCAAACTGGTAATCATCTAAAAAGAAATGTACCCAGTTATCGAACTGTTTTTTACCAGCAGACTTTACATAGTTAAACCCTATCAGGCTTGTAGGTATATCAGTACAGGATTCAATCATAGGTATTCCGTAAGGGTTACCTTTAGCGGATTCAAAAAAACCATGCTTAAAATTAAAAAAATCGATATGGCTATCTCTAAAGCTTTCTGTGTTTTCTTCTGGAAAGTCAACCAGCATAGATTCCACTTGGTTAATATCGAACCCTGTTAAAGTCAAATCAAAATCACCAGTATCTAAAGTCTCAAATAAATCTTTAAGTAATGGTAAATCCCATTCACCAGAAATCTTATTCAAAGCAACGTTTAAGGCTTTTTCCTGTTGCTCTGTTAGCGGGGTTTCAATAACGGGTAATCTTTTATAACCTAACTCTTTAGCGGCTTTTATTCTCTGGTGTCCGCCAACAACAAAACCAGTAACCTGATTAATTATAACCGGTTGAACAAAACCAAACTCGTCTATGCTTCTTTGGAGTTTTTCCAATTCCTTAGCAGAAATCTTTCTAGGGTTATAAGGGGCCGGTTTAAGCTTATCAATCGGGTAATACTTAACCGGGTATTCTTTGAAGTCAGTCATAGTTATTTAGTTTTATATTATTCCAACTCTATAATAACATAGCGGTTTGTATCAAAACTGTAACAAAAAGCAATCAAAAACGTAACATTAACTTAATTGAAAGCTTGTTTTAATAGGCTTTACAGGGTATCATTAATAAATACTATTTGATGTATTTTCAATAAACAAAGTATTATTTTAAGTTTTATGAAGGGTTAATAATGGGTTGGCATGATATTTGGGGAAATTATCAGGAAGATGACATTAAAGCTGGGATTAGAAACAATGCTATAAATATTTATTCAGTTTCAATAAAAGAAACCTTAATAATTAAAGGCATAGTTACCTATCAAATTAAACCAATAGATCATTTTTTAGTACAAACTGGTTCAGAAAATGAGTTAGATAAATACTCACATGATTTTATACAGAATTACCTTAATGATAATAAAAAATCTTGCGACAATCGAGATCCAACAAACCTTATAGCCGAAGTTGAGTTAACAGTTAACCATAACAAAGGGTTCACTATTTATAAAAGGTTTTTTGGTGGCTATGAAACCCTTGTTATTACTCAGGGCGGGTTTAAAAGTTATTTCCATACATACAGATAATTATAAGCTAGTTTCAATGAAAGGATAGATCTTGAGTAGTAAAAACATAGGCGAAAGAATAACTAATAAGTTTTCAGACATTCCAGAATCTTTAGCAATAAAAATCTTAGCCGAATACCTAACCAATACAGCTATAAAAAAAACCAGTCTGATTAAGAACGGTTTCCGATCTGGTATGCCTATTGATTACCAAGTATACCGGATAACAGACGGAACCGGAACCAACAACGCTAGAATTAATAACCTTGACGTTAAAATGGATTTTTCCGAAGGTGATTCTAACAATAATATTTTAATCAGGAGTTTAACCCCTGACCAATTACCTTACCACCGAATACAGATTAGTTTTAATCAGGTAAAAACCGCTTTAGATACTTTAGCATTAGATTATCTGGCGATCATTCATTATTGTTTTTTTGCCGAAAAAAAACCTAATCAGGATCTTGATTTAAAAATCTCTCAGTTAAAAAGGGTTTTGAAACGAAAATCTTTAAGCTCCAGGCAATTTCTTTATAGGCAAAAAGTCCAAGCTCTTAAGGTTTTAATTGGGTTAGTTAATGAAGGTGTTAATGAGTAGTTTTGCAAGAAATTTTAACCCTGTTTTTATTGATTATAAGGCTATAAATTGCATCAGGTGCTATCACAAACACTATGAATATGTTTATAGACAAGCTCCGATAATTACATGGGTAGAGATAGATATTAAAAGTTTAAATAATTCAGACGCAGATAAAACCTACTACGTAGATGTTTTTACTGCGGGATCTGTAATTTATAATAAAGAACCTCTTACCGTTTCTGCTATAAAAGATTTAATGGAAAAAGTAAAGGCATGTCATGAGTGATGAGTAATAAATAATGTTTCTGGAAATAAGAAATAAAGTATTTATAGACCCTAAAAATCTATCAGCTTTTTATTTAATAGATATTCTTAAGGGAGATATACCACTTTACCAAAACCAATGTGGTATTGAAGATAATGAAATACAGAATGAAAATTTATACCAAATTGTTTTTATTGTGAGTAAAGACATTAAGTTTTTCAGTAAAACTTTAACTGGAAGTGAAGCAAAAAAACTATTGTATGATATTTCCTTAGTTACTAATCACGGGTTTGATTGCTCCAGCGTTCTTTATTCCAAAGGAACGGCTTAATAAGCCAGTTTACCAACCAATCTGAGTTTTTTATATCTTTCATGCGAACCCCAAAAAAACTTATTTTATAAAATTATAGCATTTAAAAAATATTTTCTCAAAAAGGTATTGACATTAGTCTACTAATGTATTATGATATATATATGGTTAAGGACGGCAGAGGGAAAGCTTCCCCGGTTCAAGACTAAGGTAAACATTTTAAGAAAAGGTAAAACAAAATGAAAGTAATCGCAAGAAACAATTTTGAAGGATGGGTAAACTTTGGAACTATAAACCAATCCTACCAAAAAACTATTGAAATTTCAGTAGACAAGGCCGGAAAGGTTTGGGAAGTCTCCAAAGGTAAAAAAAGTATTCTGAAATCCGATGATGATTTTAGAGTAAATAAAAGCGGTAAATTATTACCCTTACCCGCTACTGAATCAGAAGCAATTAAAAAATATTCTGAGTGGTCACAATACGATCCTAACTGGGAACTAGTTTAAATCTAAGACCTAAGCAAGTCTAAAAACTGCTTAATTAAAAATTAATTAGGAATAAGAAACATGACTAGAACCAATAAACCTGAAGTTAATAGAAAAGCCCAATCTAAGTTTATGGCCAAAAACCCCAGAAAAACTATCCCGCTAGTAGGTAATGATATTCTGCTATGGGAACAGGCACAAACCAAACTAGGCTTAACCGGAATAAAAGCTTTTCGGGAATTAATGAGAAGGGTTTAATTTATTTTAGTTTTTCTTTTAAAAGGTATTGACATTAGTCTACTAATGTATTATGATATATATATGGTTATTTTAAAGAGGTAAACAAAATGAAAAAATTTTACAGAGTTGATTTTGTAAGAAACAAAGAAGTATTTCCTTTTCGTGGTGAAATAAAAACTGACAAAGGATATATTTTTCTTTCTGCTTCAAGTGAAGATGAAAAAGAGTTTTTAATTAAAGATTTTCTTTGTCTAGGAAGAAGAGTAAAAGCTGATTTAACAGTTATGGAAATACATGAATCAGAAGTAAATCAGAATCATTTTGGATGGGGTAAAGAGTTTTCAGAAGAGTTAGTATAGTATTAAAGAAAAAGGTAAACAAAATGAGTAATTTAGCAATCGTTGAAAATCACAGTTTTAAGGTAAACACTATTGAATCCATAGTAAATGCTTCGGAAAACTTAATTATTTATGATAGCTTGGTGATTAAAGACTTAAGCCAAACTTGTTTTTATCGGGTGGTTTTTGGTAGTTCTTTTGGCAATAGATACATTGAGTTTTCAGATATTAATATTGATCCCAATTTTGACGAGTACGGTTTTTTAGAGGGAACCGGCTATGGGCTTAGATTTGAATTATCCCAAAAACAGTTTGAGTGGTTAATAACTTACTCCAAAGAAGATCTACAGGGATTTATTAATTACTTTTACAATGTCCGAAAAACTGGGATAAACCCGTTAATGGAGTTTATCTATCCTGAAACCGCAAAAAAACTAGCAGAACAAAAACAGGTTTTAGACTCAGCCGAAATAAAAAACCGTCAACAAGGTTTTATTATTGAAGAACTAAGAGAAACTTTAACCGGTTTAAGAAAGAGTATTAAAAATCTTTTACGGTTCAAGAAATACAAAAGACTTTCTTCAATTAAAAATTAGATTCTGGAAAAATCTAGCATAATAAAACTAACATACCCCCTCGGCAATGCTCAGAAGGGGGTTTTTTAATGCTTAATCTTTTCTGAAACCGGCTTCCAAGTCAGATCCCTATAACACCTAAAGCAGTACATGATATAAAACTGAACATCTCTAAATGTAAGGGGTTTTTGGCAGTCTTGGCAGTTCATTTTGAAAGCTCCACGGATTCTATAAACTCACGGGCTTTCTGATGGGCCGGATAGCTTCTTTCCTTCCAAGTAACTATGTTTTCCCTGATAAGTAAATCTAAGTTTTTAATTATATGGGTAGCTTGGATAAGCATTAAATCTTTTTCTTTATCAAGTATAAGCCCGGAAATTAAAAGATTAATAAGACCGCTTAACTCTTGGCTTACATGGTGTGCGTTGGCTTTTAATAAGCCGTCATGCTCCAACCCTTCTAGTTTAATTGCAAGAGTCTTGTATATTTCGTTTTCAATCCTGTTTTTGTTCATTGTTTACCCCCAAAAAAAAAGACCGGGCTTAAAGCTTTGATATTATCCCCGGCTTTATAATTATACACTAGGCGTTTTAAAAAAAATACAGTTTTCTCTAGTTTCTGAAAATATTTCCAACCAATCTAAAGAATACCCTTCTTTAGAAAAGATAAGATTAATATCTTTGTTTTTATCAAAGTCGCTTTTAATAAAAACTTCGGCTATTCTTTTAAATTCCGTGTAGCTTAGCTTTAAAGCAACCGGGTTATCATCTGAACTCAACCAAACTTTATTAGATTGATATGTTTTTACTTTCATTATAAAATTACCTTTACCACTGCATAAAAATCTATTTGGAACCATCTTATTTCTTCCCAGTTACCAGACTTATTTATAAAGAAGTTTCCAGACTCGTCAACTTTCCCGGGATAAGTATTTTTATTTATCTGAAAAAGTAAGTCTTTACCGGCTATTTTTTCTGGGAATATTCCGTTAGCCGCTATCCATTCTGGGTTATTATTAGACATTAAAACTGTACCTTTCTTCTTTTATTCCTGATATTTATCTTATAAGAATTTCGTAAAAGTTTTCTTGGATTAAGTACAACATAAAACAATGGTTTAATTTATGAATCTTTTCAGGTAATTTATTTGGAATACTTTGATTTTTTTGATAAACAGAATAACAAATATGTTTAGATTTAAAAAAATTATAACCCGGCAAAGTTTCAAGAGAAAGATCTATTTCTATTGTATTAGGATAATTAAAGCAATACTCACACTTAAAAATTACAGGGTTACTTAAACCCTTAATAGTTATAAATAATTGTTTTTCGTTATTAAACTCACTATAGCTGTTTATCTCATTAACAAGGGATATAACATCTGATAAATAAGATTGATGAACCAAAGAATTATAAATAATATTAAATTCGTCTGTTAAAAAAACCGGGACATGTAAATCTTTAAAATCATCACTATAAATTCTAACTAAAAGCCTAAGTAAATCATTTATTTTATCTAAAGAAATCATTCTTGATTGAAAGTGATTTTGAATACACACTACTTAAACCTACCTCTTTCCTTAATCCTTAAATTCTTTTCTCGCTTCTTTTGCCGGTTAAGTTCAGCTTGATTAAAAGCTTTATCTTGAATCTCTGGCGGGGTTGGCTGTATAGTGCTATCAAAATCAATACTACCAGATAACCCGGAATGGTTAAAAAGATCTGAATTTGACATTAAAACCGTAACCATTAGAGTTGAATATAAACTTTTTATTGACATTATTTAACCTCACTTGTTTTATATATTTTTTCAACTTCACATTTCCCCGAACAAAAACCCACGGCATGGTTACAGGGGTGTAACTTAGGTTTGTTTTCTTCCAACCCTTTACTTAAATTATAAAAAGCTAATTGCAGATTAACCTTAAGCTTTTCTTGACGCTTCTTTTTGCTCTTTTGTCAATAAACAATTAAGAGCTTCAAACCGCTTAATCGAATCAATTAACGGTTTATTGATAAGTACTCCAGATAAAGAGTTAAAAAACCGTTCTATTTGTTCAATACCGGTTTGAATAGATAAACCAATATCATTAACTACTTTAAATTCTTTTTCTTCTATCACTTCACCGGCTCCAAATTCCCAATTACCTGAAAATTTCCGCAAAAAAGATTATTAACCTTACTTACTCTTATCAGCACACATTGGCCGGAATACAAAACTTGCGGATTCTCATTAGTAAAATAGGTTTGGTTGTTGTAGTTTACTTGGAGTTTTCCTGAAGGTTTAACGGTTGGGGGCGGGGTTGGTTTTACGTGTTTAATTTTATCCACTAAATCAATTAACTTAAGTACACCAAAAAACAAAAAAACCGTAATAAATATAATCACTAAAAAATCTTTCATAACTACTCCTTTAATTTCTCCATATCAGCTTTATATTCAGACAAAGCATTATTAATAAAATCGGGTTTCTGCTGTAAAAAAAGATCCGCAAGTTCTGAAGCAGTTTTAGCTTTTGGCAAAAGATAACCCAACCCATTATCACCGCAAAACTTATTCCAGATTATCTAAATCACTTATTCGGTAAATATAACAACCGCCTGTAATACGTTCAATAGATCGATCTATAACAGAAACGGTTAAATAACCATTTTCATTAAAGTGAACATGAAATTTTTCATCAACATATAAATCTACATGAAATTTTTCATCTATTAATCCAACCTCACTTAATCTTATACGAAATAATTTAAGCCTAAGACCCGGTTTTAAAGCCATAGAAACTCTAAGAACTTCATAATCGTTAGAATACTCTACATCATTAATAACTATTTTTCCTATAATGTTTACCCTTCCAAACCCTCAAAATATTCTAGAAAACCAGCAATTACCGAAGCAGATACATGAGGCCAAGATTTAGAAAATACCTGAAACCTATTTAAAAACTTAGCAAGATCCGAAAAATCAACAAGTAACTTAATATCCTTTATATTTTTTTCAAAGTCAATATAAACCGGATTACCCCGGTAAATTGTTTCAAAAAACGGTCTAAGCGTAAAGTCTAGTATAATTTCTTCTGCTTGTGATTCAGCAAAACCCATCTTTACTCTATCACGTACCCACTGTCTAAGATTTTCTATTCCATCATTCTTTACTATCGGCTTAACCGAAGTAATAACCGGTTTAAAGTCTTCGGCTTTTTGCTCCAAAAGGGATAGCAAATATTTTTGGTGGGCTTTTATTTGTGTGGGATCTTCTTCCATTACTGAAACAAACCCTTCGGTTGCTTTAAGTGTAACATGATAACCAAACCTATCAGTTATTTGTTTAAAAAAGTTAATATTAAAGTAATTACTAATAGGTTTAACCATTTCTAGTAAATCGTTAAGCTTATCGTATCCTATATGCTCTTTTTTCTCGCTTAATCTCTCGTTTACCGGCTCTTTTGTATCTGCCGGGATTAAACTATCCACTACCTTTAAACTAGTGCCTAGAACCTGGTTTATAAAATCTTTGCTTAATCCCGGTTCTATTCCCTGATCTTTAGCAGAAACTATTCTGGTCATGTTAACCGGCTCCCGTGGCTCCGGGCTGGGTAAATTCGGAATATCTGAAAGCTTAGCGGGTAACGGATTACTAGAAAACAGATCTGATATTTCATCAGGGGTTAGGGTTTGGTATAAAGGTTTGGGTTTTTCTGGTTCTTTGTCTTCCAGAATATTTTTAAAGTGATTTTTATTATTAATATTCAAATCTAAATCACTAGGGGGGCTTTCCCCTAACTCCCATCTTATTTTTTTAAAATCATCCATCGTCCTTTTTGGTTCGTGACCTATTTCAGATTTTACTTTTTTCATTAACTCCGGGGTAGGCTCTAGATCCCCTTGGGGGGTTAGGGGGGTTGGGGGTTGATCTAAATAATGATCTAATAAAGGATCTATAGACACGCCCGAAACTATTGTATTATCAATACTCTTAACCTCTTGGTTGTGGAACTTAGCTTCCGGTACTTGTAGAACTTTACTTCCTATAGTTGTGGAACTTAGCTTCCCATAGTTGTGGAACTTAGCTTCCGGTATACTGGAACTTAACTTCCCATATAATGGAACTTTACTTCCAATAGTTTTACTCTTAATGTGTAAAATGTTGTCGGAATTTTCCAGTAAACTTGAACTTTCAAACCTGTAATTTTGAGGTCTTACTAACTCAAATTTTAAAGAACCAGAATTTAATCCGTTGACTGTAATCTGATTTTCTGAAGTATTCATAAAAACTAAAGTACCTTTATTACCCATTCGGAACAGTAGAAAAACGCCCAGACTTTCCAGTAAATCAAAAGAGTTACTGATAGATTTTAAGGAAACGTCAAACCGCTCTGATAAATCAGACATTAAAAATAAATCGTGGTTTTGGCCGTTAAAGTTACTTACTAATAACCTCATGATGTGGTTTTTAATACAGTGAGCGACCTTAGTTAACTTTTTGTCTATGTCTTCCATATCAACCCCGTTAATACTCCAAGGTGTACGGCTAAACCGAGTACAACCTATAATAGACTCTGTAGTTTGTGTGCTTGTGGCTTGACTTGCCATAAAAAAACCTCCCGGCTTACAGGAGCGGATTACTTGATAAATACCAGACTATGATATATAATGAAGTTAACCGCTCTTTTAATTTCTTACTTATCCCTTAATCTTTGACGGTAAAGGGATAGGTATATTATATCACTTTCAGGTATTGATAATAAAGATTTTCTACCAAAATGTTTGCCTTTTTGACCTCGCAAGGGGTCTTTTTTTATGGTAGAATATATTTACATCCAAAAAAGCCCTAGCTAATGCTTAGGGCAGTATTTTTATGTAGTTTTTAGGTGTTAATTAAAGTATCTCATTCTATAAAAATCCACCAGATCGGAATCACTTACAATCCACTTGGAACCCTTCTTACTTCCCCCAATGTTTTTTACATATCCGTTTTTTATTAGATAATTGAAAGCCTGAGAGATTACAGCTTGCCCGCCAACACCATTCTTAGGTTTTTCGGCTCCAACTTTTCTAGCTAGATCGGTTTGGGTAATGGGATTATTACCTAACCTAATCATTGCGTCTAGTAGTAATTTTGGTTTAGCTGGTAGCCGGGTTAATTTTCCAAGGTATGCCCAGGTTAAGCGGTCTAGTTCAGTTAGTCGGGATTCTGGAAATATTTTCATGGTTTAATCACCTGTCTTCAAAAATATATCCATCAGGGTTTTAAATTCCTGATAGGTTGCGGGAAAGTCAAAATCTGCAATAACCCGAAAACTTTGAAATTCATTATTGGTTATTATGCAGTTGTAAAGATCATCTATTTTAAAAACTTCAATATCAAGTATCTTGTTACTTGATTCTTGTCGTAAAAAAGAACCATCTGCTTTAGGGAGTGGCTTAAATACTTCCCAACCTTCTTTACTCTTTAGATATTCGGTTAAAAAGTCTTCTTGATTAATTTCTTTAGTCATGTTTTTTACCATCCAATTTATTTTCAATGTTTTTAAGCCGTTCTGAGATTAATTTTAACTCTTTGTGTGTAGATTCATGTACTACTAAAGAGTTATTAAAAAAATTAAGTTCTTGGTGTCTCCAATTACTCAAAAATTCTGCCCTGTATCCTAACCAACCTTTTGTAAAAAAGAATCCGATATACATCGAAATAATGATAATAAGTGTTTGCATTGTTTTTCCCTTCTATACCAATCTAGTCTTTAAAATCTGGAATAAAGCAATTCTTAAAAAGTATCCCAAATTAAACCACAAAAGGTTTTGTTATTTTAGTTTTTTTATTCATTGGTTAACACCTTTTAATTAAAAATCTTATTACTAATTAAATGATCTTCGGGGACATTTGAAAAATCAATTTTGTTAAAATCTTGAAGAGTAAGCACATTTCTTTTAATCAAAAGCTTAGCAAGCAATAAATAAAACCTGGGAACTACCTTTAGCATATCTTTAGCAATGCTTTTTTGTTCACCTGTTTTTTTATCAATCCAGTTTTTTACAACAGTATTAATTAAAAAATAATCTGTGTAAGAGTGAGTAGGATAATTTTCACCATTTACTCTAGTTAAAACTTTTTCTTCTCTAAGAAATTCAAATATTTTATTAGGGCCTAAACCATAGGGTTTTAATTTATAACCGATTTGTCGAACCGTTTTAAATTCTGTGGTATTAGTAAAAACATCAAACAAAACCGCTTTAGGCTCGGATAACTGGAGCCTTTTTTCTTTTTCTTCTATTTCCTGGGCTAGTCTACCGGCTAATAATAAAGCTTCTGAAAAGCTTTGTGGTATTCGTTGGTTTTGGGGTTGGACTGGAGTTATTTCGGGATTTATAAACGCCTTGGCTAGAATATCCCTGGCTTTCAACTGGAACTCTAACAGGTAGGGTTTAATTGTTTCCGAAACTTTGTTAATGTGGATACCGGCCAACCATAAAGGTAAAAAATCAATGTTGATACAGGAGGTTGTTTGTACACCACTATTTGAAGGGATACTGATTAAAGATATGGCTTGTTCGTAAACAGGATTTCCTTTGATTTTATTAAGTTGACTTGCATAAGCTAAACCAAGATCTTCTGAGATCTTTTTAATAGAAGTATAAATTTTCCCGTCTGAACCTTTAACCGCTAATAAATCCATATTATTGAACCTAACAAACTTAAATTCAATACCTTTTACTAAATTTTTATCGTTATTCATAATTAAACCTCACTACCATATAACCGAAAAACATTCTTAACTTCCTCCAAAGTCTTTTTATCAAACATGAAAAACTCTTTTTTACCCTTAACAAGATTCTTTTTAAACATCTTATGCAAAGTTTTTTCTACACTTAAAGAATTAGTAGTTTTAAAAGAATCTATAAGTTTTAAATCATAGGGAGAACCACCATTTAAGTTTACAAAACGTTTTCTTAAATCTTGAGCTAAACCTATTTTGTAATAATTACAACCATAGTCTATTAAATAAATAAATTTGTCTTGGTTTTTTGCTATTACTTCAATTTTATTTAGACAAAGTGATTCAATAAAATTATTAATTAACGATGTTTTTAAACAGATTGTTTTTTGAATACCACCATTTGAATATTTGCTTATAAGTTTAAATCCATCTATAAACCTAAAATTTCTTTTAATTCTTCTTAATTGACCTTGATGGCTTAAACCAAGATCCTCACATATTTTTTTAAAAGGTATGTAAAAATCACCTTCAAACTCAAAACACTCCGAGATTAAATCATAATCAAGTTTTCTTTCCAGATATTTTTGTTCTAATCCTGGCTTATCCCTAAAAAGTTCTTTTTTAAGGTCTTCCAATGTTTTCATAGGTTCTTTATCCATTATTTACTTTCTTTACCTCCAAGGTATAATTTTCCATAACTGAGATTTTTTTCAAAACCATGAATCAAAGGCTTTATTATGTTATCAAACACAAACTGCTGATCATCGCTTAAATAAACCGGGTATATTATTTCATCTTTAATATAAACCAAATCCCAACCATCATTAAATTCTTTCATTGGCTCGCTCATTATTTAACATCTCTATCAAACAAATAATTAATATCCTTAATCCCGAAATACTGGAGCATCTTCTCAATATGCTCCAGTCTGATTAACGTGGCTTTATTATTGACCCACTTCTCAACGGTAGTCAGGTTTATTCCGGTATCCTTTCTGAATCGGTACTTGCTAACACCCTTTATCTTTAATAATTCATTAATTCGTACTCTCATAAAACCTCCTAAAAAATAACTATAATCCTATTATACAATAAAAAATAATTAAATCAATAACTTATTAATTAACCGTTGACATATATAAATAAGAACTGTATAATAGTATATGTAAATCAAACATTGAAAGAAGGTAAACAAATGAAAGAATGTAAAAGTTGCGGTTGCTTAACTGATAGATTGGAATTAATCACCCGGTCTTTTAAACCGGCTCTGGTAGACTTTGTTTTATGCCGGGATTGCTCAGCAGATTTTGAAAAAAACTTAGGTGCTGACTTTGTATCTTATTATAGTTTTAGAGGAGTTTAACTGTGTGTATTAAAAGTGGCGATGGCTTTGGCTCTGGCGATGGCTATGGCTTTGGCTTTGGCTCTGGCTCTGGCTATGGCTCTGGCGATGGCGATGGCTTTGGCTCTGGCTCTGGCTATGGCTTTGGCTTTGGCTCTGGCTTTGGCTCTGGCTTTGGCTCTGGCGATGGCTATGGCTCTGGCTTTGGCTCTGGCGATGGCTATGGCTTTGGCTTTGGCTCTGGCGATGGCGATGGCGATGGCGATGGCTCTGGCTCTAATTTTGAAGTTATAAAAATTTAAAAGGAGATTTTTTTTTATGGAAAACATGATTATTAACGGTATTACTTATATTCCTGTTCAAGAAAAAAGTAACTATGTGATTGTAAGGGGTGATCGTTCTGGTGTGTTTGCTGGGTATATAAAACCCGATACAGAAAACGGTAGAGATATTACTTTATTTGATTGTAGACGGATTTACTATTGGAGTGGAGCCGCAAGTCTTAGCCAGATGGCTGTTAATGGCGTATCTAATCCTAATAGTTGTAAATTTCCTGTAGCAGTTCAAGAAATCAGGATTAAAGATGTTATAGAAGTAATACCTTGTACTGAAAAAGCAAGAGAATCAATTCAAAATGTACCTATTTGGAGCGCATAACTAATATTTTGTCACAGGCTCCAAAGGGGCTTGTATCCAGAATATTTTAAGAGGTAAACAAATGAAAGAATGTAAAAGTTGCGGTTGCTTAACTGACCGGTTAGAGTTAATTACCAGAAACTTTAAACCGGCTCTGGTAGATTTTACTTTGTGCCGGGATTGCTCGGCAGATTTTGAATTAAGTATAGGCGGTGATTATATCTCCGAGTATTTTTTTACAGAGGTATTTTAACAATGAGTTATCAAGATTTTTTAAAAGCAAAGTTAAAGATCAATATTGAAAGCGGGTTCAACATTGATCAATCAAAATTAAACTCAACATTATTTGATTTTCAAAAGCTATGCGTACAGCGGGCTTTAAAAGCTGGTAAGTTTGCTATCTTTGCGGATTGCGGATTAGGAAAGACTTTTATGCAGTTAGAATGGGCTAATCAGGTGTCAATTAAAACAAAAAAACCGGTTTTAATAGTGGCCCCTTTGGGTGTAACTTTTCAAACTATAAATGAAGGTTTAAAGCTAGGTTTATTTGTAAAAAAAATAACATCTAGTTCCGAAGTGGATAAAAGCTTTAAGATTTATATTACTAATTATGAGCAATTAGGAAACATAAAAAGCTCTGATTTTTCAGGAGTAGTTATTGATGAAAGTTCAATATTAAAAAACTTTTCTGGAAAGTACAAAGAGTTAATTATATCAATGTTTAGTAATACACCATATAAGCTAGCTTGTACCGCTACCCCGGCTCCCAATGATCCAATGGAACTAGGAAACCATTCAGAGTTTTTAAACCAGATGTCTAGGTCTGAAATGTTAGCTATGTTTTTTATACATGATGGTGGCAACACTTCACAATGGAGGCTTAAAAAACACGCTGTTAATCAGTTCTGGTCTTATATAAGCTCTTTCGCTGTAATGCTTAATACTCCCGCTGATATGGGGTTTGATGCGACTAATTATAAACTACCGGCTTTAAATATGATTGAACATATAATAGAAGTTCCTAAGCGGGATAACGGGCTTTTGTTTAATGAATCTGCTATAAATGCCACTAATTTTAATCAGGAGCTTAGGTTAACTTTAGACGATCGGGTTAACAAAGTACTTGAAATAATAAAAGGATCTGATGAAAGCTTTATTATCTGGGTAAAGCAAAATGAGGAAGGCGATATTTTAAATAAACTAATCCCCGGTTCTGTTCAAGTTAAAGGGTCTGATTCTCCAGAACATAAAGAATCTAGTTTAATGGGTTTTGCTGATGGTAAATTTAAGGTCTTAATTACCAAAACCAAGATAGCTCAGTTTGGTTTAAATTATCAAAATTGTAATAACCAGATATTCGCTAGTTTAGATTTTAGCTTTGAGGGGTTATATCAAGCAATCAGAAGATCTTATAGATTCGGTCAAAAAAAGCCAGTTAACATCCATATAGTTACGACTGATACCATGACAAACGTTATCAATATTATAAAAAACAAGGAGTTAGGTTTTATGGAAATGCAAAAAAATATGGTTATGGACGTTAACGATGCTATAAAAAAACTTGGTATCAGTAAAAATTATCCTGATTTAATTGAGCATGATAAGTTTAGATTTTACAAAGGTGATTGCGTTGAGTTAATTAAAACACTAGATAATGAATCGGTAGATTTTTCTGTATTCTCTCCTCCTTTTGCTGATTTATATACTTATTCCGATTCAATAAACGATATGGGCAACAGTAAGGATTATAACGAGTTCTTAATTCATTTTAGTTTTTTAATCCAAGATTTATATAGGGTTATAAAATCCGGTAGATTAGTTGCAGTTCATTGTATGGATTTACCGATTCAGAAAGGTAAAGAAGGTTATATTGGAATAAGGGATTTTTCTGGGATGATATTAAAAGCTTTTAGTGATGCTGGGTTTATATATCATACTAGGGTTACAATCTGGAAAGATCCCGTAGTTGAGATGCAAAGAACAAAAGCACTAGGACTGCTTCACAAACAGTTAAAAAAAGACAGTTCAATGTCAAGGGTTGGGATACCTGATTACTTAATGGTTTTTAGAAAAGATGGAGAAAACGAAAACCCTATTAAGAATGATAAAATACCAGTTGATTTATGGCAAAAATACGCATCTCCGGTATGGTATGATATTAACTACTCCAAAACCTTACAATACCAGACAGCCAAAGATAACAATGATGAAAAGCATATATGCCCGCTTCAACTAGATACTATAGAAAGAGCTGTCACCCTTTGGAGTAATGAAGGCGATACCGTATTAAGTCCATTTGGTGGGATTGGTTCTGAAGGTTTTCAGTCGGTTAAAATGAATCGTAAATACATCGGATTTGAGTTAAAACAATCCTACTATAACATAGGCTGTAAAAATCTATTATCAGCCGCAAAGAATGACCAGTTAAGCATATTTGACAACATATAGTATTTTGTCACAGGCTCCAAAGGGGCTTGTATCCAGAATATTTTAAGAGGTAAACAAATGAAAATCCAATTATTTGACAATTATCAAGTTAATTTAAAACCCTTTATTTTACTGGTTACGGGTTGGTTGAGTTTAACCCTGATTTGTTACGGGTTATTTATTCTAAGTTTAAGGTTTTTAGTATTTTTAGGAGGTTTTTAAAATGTCAGAATCAAAAGAGTTTACTATTAATAATATGTTTACTGATGAAGTTTTACACGAGGGGTTAGCAAAAGATTTTAAGTCTTTTTGTGAAGAAAAAAAATTTAACCTTGAAGATGCGAACCTTGAAGATGCGAACCTTAGAAATGCGAACCTTGAAGATGCGAACCTTAGAAATGCGAACCTTGTAAATGCGAACCTTGTAAGTGCGAACCTTGTAAGTGCGAACCTTGAAGATGCGAACCTTAGAAATGCGAACCTTGTAAATGCGAACCTTGTAAGTGCGAACCTTGTAAGTGCGAACCTTGTAAATGCGAACCTTGAAGATGCGAACCTTCCGATTTATTGTAAATGGTCAATTAGTTTTACTCCAAAAACATCCGTAAATCTTGATTCTGAAAAAGTTTTAATTAATGAAATTGATATAAACACGGTATTAATTAAAATTGGATGTAAAAATCCCAAAACGATATCAGAATGGGATCTTTGGTTTTCCAGTAATGAAGCTTTTGAAACTCCAAGGGATTCTTTTGAGTTTTTACAAATTAAAGCTATGTACTTATCTTATAAAACTTATTTACAAACTATTACAAGTTTTAAAAAAGGATGTGAAAAAGTTGTATAATGCCAGTATCATTAACTCTAGTCCTGTAAAACCGTTTATTTTTCAAAGTTTTACTTTAAATCCCGAAAACCAATATTACCCACTGGTAAACAAAGTTATTCAGATTGCTAAAAAATTAGGTTATGAATTTCAGGTAGTTGGTTTCCATCAGGACTATATAAACTTCTTTTTCAAGAAAGTAACCACGGAAAAGGTTTTAGGTTGTTCTTTGGACATTTACCCCGAAAACCAAAGAATTATAAATGGTTCGTTAAAACATCCTGACTTAGTTTCTTTACTAGATGCGGAACTTTGGGAAGAGATTTTATAATGATAGAAATTTTAAAGAGTATTGAATTAGATGAACCTTGGAGCGAAAACCGTTTTCCTAAAATCTGTATAGATTCCGATTCTGAAGGGTTTAAGATTTACGCCCCGGCTAAGGGTTGGACTAACGTTAACTTGCTTTATATAGACAAGGTTAACGGGATGCTGACTGAAGAAGTTGTTAGAGTATCTTTTCAGGATAATGGGGTTTTTATTATCTCAAACTTAGCAAAATTATCTAGAGCTTGCCGGGAATATTCCAAAGAATTTTGCTTTAGGGTTGCTAGAAAATTGAAACTTTACGGGGTAAATTATGGTATTGAATAAGTCGGACAACAGAAAGCTTAACCGGGTTTTGGTTTGGGCTAAAAAACAAGATGATCCCGGTATTAATGAGTTAATAGAATTAGTGAATCTATTACACCATAAAGCTTTACATTATAAAGTAAGGTCTGAAAAGTTAGAAAGTTTTTTTAAGAATAGTAGAAAGTAAGAAAGAAAAGGTAAACAACAATGAAAAATTTCACAGAATTATATAACTTAGATATTTCTAAGATGGTTGAAACTATTACATCTAAAGATAAATACGGTAAACCAATTTTCACCGCTCGTTATTTATCATGGGCTTTTGCAATCAAGTTATTAAAAGAAAGTTATCCTGAATCGTCATGGGTTTTGGTAAACTATCCAGACTCTAAAGGTAATATAGTTTTGCCTTATCTTACAACTGATGCCGGTTATTTTGTTACTATAAATCTGTTTCTTACAAAAGATGATCGGTTAAGTGGTTTCAGTCATAGTTTTACGCATCCGGTATTGGATAATAGGCATAAACCGATCCAGATGCCTAACTCATTTGATATAAACACTTCTTTTATGCGTGGACTTACCAAGTTAATAGGAATGGTAACGGGTATAGGTTTAAGCCTATACTCCGGTGAAGATCTTCCGAAACAGGAAAACAATAATCCAGATCCAGATCCTAAACCCGTGCATGACCTAGAACAAAAGGATATTAAGAAAACTAAAACCTATCAGTCAACCAAGGACGCTTTTAACGCCTGTAAAACTGAGTTGGATTTAAACCTATCACTTAATAAAATAAACGACTGGTTAAAAGGTAAAGGTCAGCCAATAAACCCCGATTGGGTTATAGATTTATACAAGATTCGGTTTGAATCTCTACCAAAAGAAGCACCAGAACCAACCGAAAAACCCGCAACTTACCTACCCGAAGTAAAAAAAAATAAGTCTGATATAAGAAAGTTTTTAGAAGACTGTACCAGCTCCGAGGATGTTAGGTTAATCTATGAAGCTTATAATGTTCAGATTGAAGCGGACGTGCTGTTAGGAGCAATTTATAAAGCCCAGTGTGATAAGTTTCAAGTTAAGACTGTTTTAGGCTCAGATGTGGCAGAAAAAGCAATTAAGGAGTTAAAGTAATGAAAAAATTAACTTATAAAGCTAAGAAAGAAAACCTTTTTGTAATAGTTGTATTTTCTGGTAAGCAGATCCCAGACAAGAAAAGGTTTGTAAAGAATTTAATAAGGCTCTTTGGGGCAAGTCTTAAAAAGTTTAAGGGAATTGTTCCGGAAGGCTCCCCAGTTTTTACAGTTATGATTAGTGAAAATAAAGGACCAAACAAATGATTAAAAAAGTCATGAAACTTTTAATTGTAATGATTCTACCCCTACTCTTAATCCTACCATCACAAGGAAAGGTTAAGGGTATTAAGAACCGGGATAGGGTAACGCCTTCGCCAACGGTTAGCTGTTATCAGGAACCGGAAATAAACCAACCAGAGGTTAAAGAAACTGGTGATTTGAATAATATTTTGTAAGTAGGCAAATAAATAATGAGTAAAGAATTAATGTTTTTAATAGTGGTTTTGGTATCAGTTAATATCCTGGTTTTAACCCTTGCTTTTATGAATGCTAAGGTTAAGGACTGGACTGTAAAAGAAAGGACTTGGAGAGGGTAAAGTTATGACATATTTTAAGACAGGTAATAAGGTTTTAATGATAATAAACTTTTTTGAGTTAAACCCTAATTCAACAGCTTTGGAAGCTTCACAAGCTTTAAGAATAGACCGTTTTAAGGTTCGGTCAGTTTTAAACTATTACCTTAAATGTTTTGACACTCAGAGGGTTTTAGGTAAACCTTGCTATAAAAGGTATACGCTTAAGCCGGGGTATAAAGATTTTTTGATTGATAAAGGATTGATTAATGATTTAGGGGGTAAATAAATGTTTTTCTGCAATCTTTCTACAAAAAATATTAGTTGCTTAAAATCGGTAAGAAAAGAAAAAGACCTTACCTTAAAGCATATCCAGATTAGCCAGTATTCTAGTATTGAAGTTATGCTCTGTAAGAATTGCGTTAAGGACGTACCCGGCTTATTAGATGAACCTGTTAAGCCCGTGGGAATGTTCAAGGGTATAAAAGATTATTATGACGACTTAGATAAAAAGTTATTATACGGTGAAGAAAAAGCCCAGTATATAACAACTAGTGAAAAAAGCCATTTGAATAGAATTATAGAATTGCTCCAGATGAACGGAAATAAGATGTATACCGCCCAGATTGCCAAAGAGTTAAAAATAAACCTATGTATAATCTACTACTACCAAAAAACAAACCCCGAAGTTTTGACAAAACATCTTGATAAAACAACATCAGGTAATAAAACTATATTAACCCTTCTAAAATCCGAGATTACAACCAAGGATACAAAAAAAAATCAAATGATAAAGATATTAGAGGAACGGAAATGTTTATCAACAAATGAAATGGCCAACGCTTTAAAAACATACCCGTATCTGGTAACAGCCATGATTAATAATAATAAAAGTATCTTTAGTTTTTCAGCTAAACCAAAAACAAACCGGACTTCTATCCGGGGTGGATATTATGAAAACTTAATCACGCTCCGGGAAGGCTACAAGGACGCATTAAAGCGAAAAAAAGTGTGTTTAAAGTAGTTTTAGCAATCTTAGATTAATAGTGTTATTATTCTTTTATCACTGTTTACCTTAAAAAATATCCTGATTCCCACTTGATCAGGATATTTTTTTATCTATAAACGATAAAATGTAATCTTGGTTTATCCGGTGATAATCCGAAAAGTTACAGTAAATAACCTCGTAATTATCTGGCATAGGTAGAAGCCTTTGAAGGGTACAATATAAAATCAATCCGATTTGTGATCCCCTTCGGTTAACTGGTTAATCTCAGTCTTAACCTTTTTATCCCGTTTAATTTTTTTAACTTTTCGCTCTATTTTTTTTCTAATCGTTGGATTTTTCAAAAGAAAATTACCAACAACAAAGCTTAGACCAGTTTTTAATAAATCCTTTATCATAGGAATTTGGTCAGGTGTAAATATAATACTTATTATTATACAAAAAGTCAGTAAGATCCCACTAAGCAATAATAATAAGGAAAATTCTTTTATAAATTCTCGGTTCATTATACATGGTTACTTTCCCGCTATTACTTCGGCTAAAAATTTTAGCACCGCCAAACTAACACCAAGTATTACCGGAAGAACTGAAAAATCCATATCCTTAACCCTTATCTTTTACAGAAATATCATAAACAATATTAATTAATGATTCAGCTAAACTATCCACCCAATCAGGCAGATTAAATTTATTATCAGCCTGGTTATATAGCTCAGTTAGTATTGATTTTACTAATTGTTTTTTTATATCCCCTGGAATATTAGAACCAACGCTTTCGACTCCGTTCATTAAAGCGGTAATAATCCCCAAAGCAGAATTAATTTTATTATTATCTATATTAAAATTCATATTTTATACTACCACCTTATTATAGTCTGGGCGGCCAAAACCCATTACATCGGAAAGCCTTCTTACTCGCTTATATACCCCATCCCCGTTTGACTGTGAACCGGTAACGCCTGAACTAGTATTCCCCTCAATGGTGGCAACAGTACCAGCGGATTTATTAACAGAAACTACAATTCCCACGTGTTGCGGGTATGGTAAATCTTTTCTGAACTGGAAAAAAGCAATGTCACCGGGTAAGCCTACCGAGTACCAACGCTTATTATTTTTATACCATGTCATACCCTGCGGACATGATGCACATTTACCAAGCTTTGAGCCGCTCATGGCAAAAACCCATGATATAAAGATATAACACCAGGGTTCATTATTTAAACCATACCAGACACCGTATTTAGTATCATTATTTCGGGCTTCTTTGTATCCAACCTCACCCGAAGCGGTTCTCAAAACTTCTTCAACTTTCATGGTTTTATATACCTAGTTTACTTTCTAAAATTCTTACTTTTTCGGATAACTGAGCAATAGCAGACAAAGCTACAGGTATAAACTCCTCATATCTTATACCCATTTTACCCACAGGTAAACCTTCTTCGGTTTCAATAACATTACCATCTTTATCAAAAGAATTTTTACCATTTATTATAAGACCGGCAAAATCCATTGAAGAAACATTTAATTCTTTTAAAATTTTGTATAAAGTATCAGCCATTATATAACTATGGTTTCGATTATGGTTAATAGTTTTGCCAGGGGTTATAAATTCACCTTCTTGAGCGGTATAATCTATGATTTCATCTCTTAAGAATTTACCCATTTTTCCAGAATCAAAAACTTTTTTATAACCTATCAAATTAAAATCTGGTTCAGATATTTCACCGGGTAATAAATCGTAATCTTCTAATTCATACCGATAAGAACCAGAACTAACCAGTTCATAAACCTTAGTAGGGATTACAGTATTTTTTCTTTTACCTAAAACAAAAGCGTTAGAGTTGTTTAGTTTTTCCAAAAAGTTTAAGGGGTCTAAACCAATACTTTCAAAGGAAACAAGATCCCGTTTTACTCGTGGGTCAGATGATACTATTGGAGCATTAACCAGGTAAATATTATCTATTTCATTAGAACCAGATCCAAGATCCTCATTAGCCGTGGTAGTTGGCAAAACCGCTCCCGCTCTTATAGTCCAAATATTATTAAGAGTTGTGCTTGATGCTGGGCATAATTGGATATTTAAATCAGTACCAGCAGCCGAGCCAGTAAAGTTTTGACTGGCTGAAAAAACAATGCCACCCGTCGGTGAAAAATAAGCCGATCCACTATGACCCATAGCATAATAAGAACCAATAAGATCCCCGGCTTGGGTTGCTGTACTTCCATCCCGTGAAGATCTTAAGTAAATATCAGGGCCAAAACTGGTTTTAGATTTTGTAATAACTAATTGAGTACCCGCAACAGTGTTGTTTAAATCTATAGAATCAAAAAACCCATACCTAAAAGGGTTTGAAGCAGATCCAAGATCAACGCTAGTATTAACCGGAATTAAAGTATCTGTTAATCCCTGGAACATTAAATCATAGTTATTAGAACCGGAATAAACCAACCAAACACAAGATCCATTTGATTTTATAGTTAAGTTGGAAGTACCCCCGCTTATAGTGTTGCCATTGCGTTCTATAGTAATATTATAGGTTTCACTATTTCGAGTAGTATCTGCAATAATTACCATAAAGCCATTAGTTGGAGCAGCCGAGGTTGGCGGTAAAGTAATAGTTAAAGCCGAGGCACTAGAAACAGCTATATATTGACGTTCACCAGTTCCATATTGGACAGTAAAACTTGAACTAGTAGACACATAATAAAAGCTTTTTAAATTTCGTAAATCTTGAAAACCAACCCCGTTATTGTTCAATCTAGCTATATTTTCAGAAACGTTAGTATTAATATTTGTCTGACTCCCAGACATTGCTTCTAAATTAGTTATAGCCATAATAAAAAACCTCTATTAAATAAAATCGATAACATGAATAAAATCTAAAGTTTCTGAACTGCTTTTAGTATCAAAAAAAGGTGCGATACTAATTGGTATACCGTTATTTAAAGTACTTGTACCTTGGCACAAATGTAAACGACTTATCATTTGATTTACAACAGCACTAACAGCCGGTGCAACAGTCAAAGATGGAGCCGGGGGCGTGGTAGAAATAGTGATTAAATTTCCGGAAATGTTTGATACCTTTACTTGTTCTTTACCGTTTGACGTTACTACTTGCAATCTATCGCCAATACTTAAACCTGTTACAGATGTTAAACTAAACTGTGTAGTTGAAGGGGTAGTTGCATTACTAACAGTAGTACTTAGGGTGTTAGCCGTTGAAACATCAAAACTTGATTCAATAGTAACGGTAGAACCAGACCTAACCGGGGCGTCAACCGCTACCCGCCCGATCTCCAAAATCATTGTACTAGTTTTTTCTGGCTTATCATAAGCACATGATAAACCGCATCTTTGAACTACTGGTGAAGTAGGAGCTTCACCCGCAATAATTCCCGCTAAGTTTTCTAAAAAAACATTAGGGGTTAGATTATGAAAAGGCTTATAACTCCATTGTTTTAGGTTTGCAACTTTTATTAGTGGTTTTTGGGAATATTCGCATTTTATACGAAATGGATTATTTGATCTTAATTCTGGATTTTTTGTATTTTTGGCAATAGCTTGACATGTAGAAATTAAAGAACAATTTACTTTTATACACTCGGAAAAATTAAGCTTTAAAGCTTTTACCTGCCCTCTAATTAATGAATCATCTTTTAATTTCATAGTTTAATCACTCATGTTTTCAAAATCACTAATTAAGTTATCTTTCCAAGTACTAGCCGATTCGGTAAAATTAGTTTTCAAAACTTCTCTATACAGAATATAAGGAGCTGGATCGCTTACCGAAGTGTCATAACCGGTTTTATTATTTGATGTGGAGTTATTTACCCCACCAGCCGCTTTAAAAGCCGCAATACTGGCATAGAAACCACCCGCAGATCTTATTGTATAAGAGTTTGTAGAGTAAGTGGTATTAGTGGTTAAATTATGGATAATAAACCAAAAAACCTCATTTTGTAGATCTATTATCCAGCTAAATCCAAAAGTATCAGTGGTATTTAAAATATTTGAACTACCCAATAAATCAGACCTTATTTCTAAAGTATCATCACCAGAACTTGGAGATCCATCAACTAACTGAATCCTTAGACTTATTCCGGTAGATGTGACTCTGAAGAATGAATAATAGGTTTGCTTACCGCCTAACTCATAGCTATAGTTCGAAGCATAATTAGTGTCTAGTGATAAGGCAGTAAATTTACAAACCATAGCGTAAATATATTTAAAATTAACACCTGATGAGTTGAAAGCTGAATTAAAAGCCCTTAATGTATAAGCCGATCCAGAATTAGAAAATTGTAATCCATATGTAAACTTAGCAGAACTAGACCAAGCCGTAGAACCCTGAAAAGAACTAGATATACTGTTACCTTCCTGAGAAGTGATAGAACTGCCCGATCCCGTCATAGACGTTTTACCGTTCCAAAGGCCCCAACCTCTATTAGTAAAATCATCAGTAGGTATAAATATTTCCTTTACATACGTGAAACTATCCAGAATAGAAACTGTTTCGGATTGTTTTCCCTTTAAATTTTCCGGGCCGGTTGGCTTATACTGCTTTACTGATTGGGTTATTCTTTTTAAAATATCTACTAGATCTTCAACTAAAGTAGATAATGTTATATATTGTCTAATATGTTGTTGGTTGTTCCAGTTAACACCGCTTATAGTCTGCATCTTAACCGCTGTACAAATCAAGGAACCCGTATAAAAATTTTCTATATTAATATTAATCTGGTGTCCAATTTCTATTAAATCGATTCTATCAGAATAAAAACTTATAGTTACATTGGGATTAGGGATTAATAAAGAATTAAAAATCTCTGTAATTTGTGAACGGGTTAATGGGTTGGCTATTGTTTCTTTATGCCGTCTTAGTCCGTATTTTTCTATACTTTCATGGTTAAATTGACTTTGCTTATAGTTTTTTACTTCATAGTATCCCGTGACAATTACTTGACCTTGACTTGGTATACTATTCTCTAAAAATCTAATTTGTGCTTTTTCGTTTAGTTGGATATTTTTTACAACTCCGGTTGTTAAGTCGGTATCTTGGTTATCTTCGTATATTGTGACATTTCCCACAACTTCCAAGGCTTCCCCAATAACTAACTGAACATTAGCAGCACGGGCAAAACCAGCGGGCATAGCTTCAGATAATGTTATTTGACCCGTGCCAGTATCCACATTTGAAACAGTTCTTAAATAAAATTCAGAATTATATTCTATTCTTACCACGTTACCTACTGCTAAAATAGCCGCAACATGCAAGGGAACGTAAAAAGTAGTTGTTGTGGTCGCTGAAGTTCCTTTAATATAACTTTCATAATTGGAATAAACACCGACATAAACAATGTCTTTGGCTTGATAAGGTAAGATATAAGTATCTTGGAATGAAGATCCGGCAATTATCCGGTTAAAAGTTATATTACCGGGATCATCATCAGTAGCAAAGGCTTCTAATTGAATATAATTTCTAATAATATCCCGATCTTCTGAATAAGTAAAACCTGATTCACTTGCGACATATTGCGGTAAAGTAGAATTAACGGCATATAAAGGATTAAGAATTAAACCTTTAAAAAGATTGGTATTATCTAGGGTTAACCCCCAGGAACTAGTATCTGGGGGAGCTTGCCCAGATTGATTTAAAATAAAAATTTGACTAATTACTTTAAGATTTACAGTACTTGCGGGATAAGAAGAATATTGCATTTTGTAATACAAATTATTTTCATTACAAAGTTTTTCTATAGCTTCCCGGGCTGTTAAATCCTGAGAAACAAAATTTGTAATAAGAATATCTGGAGCAATAAGCTTATATTTAGTAAAAGTAGAATTATCAGTTACGCCACCTAAAAAACCATCAGTGGTATAATCCATAATATTATCTAAAATATCACTTACATAAGCATTATTCCATGTTTGGTTTATCACCTCATAGCCTGAAAAATCTTTTTGTTGCACTGTTACATTGTATGTATAATTTATTCTAGCATTAAGCGGATCGTAACTTATTATTGATTTACCCGGATCGGTAATTATCCCATATAAAGCATTACTTACTACTTGGTATTTACTCGAATCAGTAGTAAATAATATTTCATCACCAGCTTCGGGATAAACTGGATTATTTGATACTTCGGGAATACTTAAAGAAAAACTAAATTCTATAGGTTCGTTGGAAAGTTTTGCCGACCAATTAAGATCTGAAAACTTACAACTATCTGACAAATCATAAAAAACCGAGTTATTAGCAGAGTAATCTTTCCACCAACACCGAAATAATTTATAACTTGCCATAACTTAAACTCTAAACCTTAAACCTAATATCCGCTTGATATTTTCCTATATTCCTTAGCTATACTGTTTGAAATCTGACTAGCAATATTATTAACATCCATTTGCGAGTTAATATTATTACCGGAAACACTAACCATAATTGTAGCATTACCAGCCATGTTTGGTCTAGGACTGTTAAGCATTTGGAATAAATTAGCTTGTTGTGACTGGTTCAAAATCATTTCTTTAGGGTGTAAATAATTTAAACCGCCTTCGGTAACTCCACCAGATGCGAACCGGGGAACATTAGCAAAAGCGTTCCCAAAATTAGCACCGGTTTTACCACTCATTTTATTTTGTCTAGCTTGTTCTGCTTTAGCATCTTCTAATTTAATTCTATTAATCCAAGCATCGTAACTTTCCCCTTCTTTTAATCCAGATACAGGGCTACCTGTTTTTATTCCAGAACTCTGTAAAGATACCACGTTTTTAAACTGGCTAAGAGTTACACCCATTTTAGACTCTAAATCTTTAGACCATGATATGTTCGCGGTTTTCATATAGGATAACCAAGCATCAGCCGAAAGTTTATAACGGTTATCAATTTCTACCATTACGGTATTATTAAAATAATTTTCATACTCGTTAGCGGTTCTAATTTTTTCATCTAATACTTTTTGCTCTGTGCTTAATGCGTTAGCTTCAATATTAATCTGGGATTGGATTTGATCATCGGTTTGTATCTTAGCTAATTCGTAGTATTGTTTTTGGGCATCTTGGGCTTTTTTCTGAAGATCTTGAGCGTCTTTTTGCCTATTTATATCGTTGGCTAGTTCTTTCGCTTTAGTCGAGTTATAAACAAAAACCTTTGCGGCTTGCTCCATCTTTCTTTTATTCAAAGAATCTTGACTTGCCCCGCTTAACTCCAGGTTAGATATATTTAAACTTTCCTGGTTCATTCTTTCATCAAATAAAGCCGGGCTTGCTATCAAGTCAGCAGATAAACCAGCTTGACCGGTTGCCTTACTAAATTGTTCAGATAAAGCTTTGTTTTGAGTTGCGGACTGTTTTTTACCATAGATAAGATCCTGTAATTCTTGGATTTTTGTCTTAATTCCAGATACCTTAGTTTCTTGGATTTTAACGTAATCGTCTAAAAGTTTTTTCTGGAAATTAAAACTATCTTGTGCTAGTTGCTTTTCGGCATCATAGGCACGTTTCATTAAGTCCTCACGAGATTTTATAGACTCTTCGATTAGTTTTTCCTTAGCTTTTTTCTCTTCTTCGGCTAACTCTAAAGCTTTTTTGTTTGCTTCCTTTTCACCTTCTAAAGTTTTTTTAATAGAATCAAAAGCTCCTTTATTATATTCTTTCTGTACTTCAGTAACTTCTTTAGTTGCATTGGCAATAATTGAAGAAAATTTATCGATGTTTTTTGTCATTTCAGGAGAATTAACAGCCCCCGCCATTTCATATAAACGCCTGTTTATAACGGCTAAGCCTTCACCGATAAATGGAACTGAACTTGCTAGGTTTTCATCATACTTAACAAAGTCTTCCATAGCAGTATCACCGCCTTTTTGAGCATCACCAAGGTTTTTAAAGGCCATGGCTATAGCATTTCCAGATCTGACCAGTTCGGTTATTCCGGTATTTACTAACCCTAATATACCGGTCATATCTCCAGACATAGCCTTAGTTAAATCTTTAGCACTATTAGTAAGAGTTTGAAAAACAGATGAACCAGTAGCAACGATAGCACCTAAAGAACCGACAAAAGCATCGGAACTATTAAGCAAACTATTACCAATATCATTCAGTTGTTTTAGTAATGAATCATAAAGTTTTTCTTTTTCTGCTTTAGCTTCTTTATCAGCTTCAATAACTTTTTTCTGGGAATTGGCTAGAGCGTCAGCCGCCTGTTTAGCGTTACTTATAAGAGCATCGTTAAGCTTTTTATCGTTGGCTATTCTTTCAGCATTTAAAGCTTCTTGTTTTTGGTTAGCATCTAGGTTAATTCTAGCAACGTCGGTATTATATCCCTTAACGGTATTCTTTTCTTTATCCAGTAAATCAATAGCGTTTTTTCTTTCCGCTTCGATTAACTGTAACTGTAGTTTATAGTTATCTTTGGCCCCTTCGGCTTTTACCCGAAGTAAAGCGAGATAACTTTCTTTTTCTGCCTTATCTAACTCTTTGGTATCCCCTACCAGTTTCTTTTTTTCTTCAATGATTTTAATATTGGTTTGGATAACATTAAGACCGGCTTCCCTGCGGGCATCTTCAAATAATCTAGCATCTTTAGACTCTTTATCATATAAAGCTTTTTTATTATTATAAACCTGTATAGATTGTTGTAACGCTTGTTTTTCGGTTATCTTGCCAGATTTTAAACTTTCTTCGATTCTTAAAAGCTTTTCTTCTTCTAAATCAAAAAGTTTTTTATATTCCGCTTCAGCTTTCTTATTAGCTTCTTCTCTAGCCTTATCTGCTTGTTTTTCCGCTTCTTTTTTAGCGGCGGCGGCTTCTTCTGCTTTTTTATCTGCGGCCACAGCGGCATCATTAGCCTTTGCCTTTGCATCATTCTTATCTTTTTCAGCTTTTTGGAGTGCCTTTTGTCCATCAATTCTTTTCTGGATTTCTAAAGCCAAGTTACGATTTCTAGCCATAGCCCCGGCATCACTAGACGAACTTATTAAACCTTGCACATCTGACTTATAACCTTCTAAATCAGAAACAGATAAGTTTTGGCCTTTTCGAGCTTGGTATTCTGAAGCCCCGCTTAAGGACTTGGTTTTTTTCTTATTGGTTAATTCTAATATTTTGTTATCTTTAGATTTTTGAGCAAACCAATCCATAGCAGATCCAGCCGCCTGAATAGCTTTTTGGATTCCGTAAAAAGCGGCCGCAACTGCCGCCAAACCAACAATAAGTATCTGACCGGGTGACATAAATAAAGCTAAAGTAATATACAATGCTTTTAATTTAGCCAGACCGGCAAGTAATGCCCCACCACTGGCAAAAATACCAGCCAAACCGCCAAATGTAAAAACTAGTGCTTTGAGTGCCAACATTAGAGAACCTAAAGCAAGGGTAAAACCACCGATTGCCAACATTGACTTTTTAACAGGATCGGGTAAATATCGGAAAAACTCTAAGACCTCTTTACCGGTATCTAACAAAGGGGTTAAACCTTTCATAACCAGTAACCCGTATTCAATCTTAAGATCTTCAATTATTGCCTTAACCTGGTTCATTGAAAAGGAAAAACTTTTCATTTGTTCACTTAATGCTCGTTGAGTTGCCCCGCCATTATCAGTTGCATGGGCTAATCTCTCTAACTCTTCTTTAAACTCTTTGGCACCAAGTTTACCAAGGGTTAAAGCGGCTTTGGCGGCTCTGGCTTCTGGTATAAGTTTATCCATTTCTGAAGCACTGCCACGGGTAACTCTTACTAGGTCTTCAAGTACACCGCCTAAACCTTTGGTTTTTAAAGCAGTATCGGATAACTCTATACCCATCTTTTTAGCAGCCGCCTGTGCTTGTGGACTAGCCCCGGAAATACTTCTCAAAAGGTTAGTTAATGCTGTTTCAGATTCTGCGGCACTAATTCCGGCCTTTGTCATTACAATGAAACCAGCTCCTAATTCGGGGAATTTTACACCAACGCTACTAGCCTGAGCTAAAACAGAACCAAGATTATTCGCTAATTGTTCAAAAGTTATAACTCCTCTGTCAACCACAGTAAATAATTCATCGGAAAATTTAGCGGCATCTGGTAAGGTTTTCTGGTTGTAAGCGTTCATTAATGTGGTTAAAGCTCTAACAGATACTTCCGTTTGTGTCATTCCAGCGGATGCGGCCTTGCTGGCAATAGCGGTTAATTGTAAACCTTCCGCACCAGAGAAACCACTACTAGCGACTTGATATAAAGCCTTACTAACACCGGTCGCAGTATCAGATACTTCTTTCATTTTCGAGATTTCACGAACCTGATCAGAAAAATATTGAAACTGGCTTTCAGATTCTCGCATAATCGAATTAACGTTACGCATATTTTTATCGAATTCAGTCGCAACGCTAGAAACATCTTGAAATAATTTACCAAACCCGGCAGTCATAGCGGTTAATGCAACGGTAGTACTTGATAGTGTTTGACTAAATGCACTGGTTGAACTGCTCGCACCCTGTACAACAGTCCTATAGTTATTAATAACCTTAGTTGAACGGTCAATATTTGTACTATTATCATGGATATTTTTAGTATTATTTTTTACAGTATTACTATTATCATTAATAACCTTACTGGAGTTTTTTACATTGTTACTGTAATCATTAATAGTTTTAGAACTATCTTTTATTACGTTATTGAAATTATTAAAGTTAGTGGTAAGGATTTTAACGCCTTGGGTTGCATTTCCAGAAACAACATTGATATTAATATTTAAACTACTTGAAGAACTAGCCATATTTAAAAAACCTCATATAAAAAAAATCCCCTTTTCAGGGGATCGCATATATATAGAAATGGAGAAATAATTAACTGTGTGTTTTAGTAAGATCGTGGGTTTGATTAGTAATAGTATTGCTATTATTATAATAACGGTTCACAATATCCAAGGGGTTAAAGGTTTTTCGTTTAACTTCTCGGATTGCTTCATCATAAATTACATTATAATTTTTTATTGTTTTTTGAATGGTAAACTGTCTAGACCGATTAAAACCGGCAATTCGATAAAACTTATAAACATCTGGATTAGAAAGAAGTTTTAAGAACTCAACGTATTGGTTAGGATTATAAGCAACCAAAGCGGATTCCCCAACGACTTCACTAACTACCGGAGAACAAACCACTGGTAAACCAAAAGCCATGGCTTCCAAAACCGATAACCCGAAAGAATCGACTAAAGTAGGATAAAGAAAAATAGAACCGTTTACACTTAATAAAGATTTTACTTTTTCGGATGGTATCTGTCCTAGGAATTTATGATTAATTCTTTCAATATCTGAAACTTTACCCTCGCCATAATAATGAAAATCCAGAAAATTACAGTAAGAACTTTCTAATGTAGCTTTGTAACACTCTGGATCGTACTTTTCTAAGCGACCAGTCCAGAAAACATTATCACCGTAAGAACTCAAATATTCAGGGTTAAACGTGGGAATAGTACTTAAATCAATTCCATTATAAATAGTTTTTTGGGGAACGTCCAAATGCTTTTGTGTTTCACTTGCCCGATCACTTACATTTATTACAAACTCAGTGTTAAACCCTGATATATATTCTTTGGGTATCTTAAACTCCGAGTGACAAGTAACCACCATAGCCGGGCGTTTACCCCGCCATTCTGGAAGTTTTACAACCTCGAATACTCCAAAGGGATGTGAATCAATGTTTAACTTACTACCGGGTTTTAATTTGATATAAAATTCAGGGGCAAAGGGATTAACCTTTAAATCCCAGGCTTTTACTAAATCGTCATCAGGCTTAAGATTTAAACAGACAACCCCATTCCCGTTAAGGCTTTCCGGGCCTGTCCAATGAATGTTTATTATATCGATATTATTTTCTATACAGATATTAAAAACTTCATAAAAGCTTTCGATATGTATATGCTTAATATCCCGGTTAAACTCCAGTTGGTTATTATTCCGGCCAAAAGTTACAACCACATGGTTATTATCGGTTGAATGATTTATAAACTCTCTTACAAAAGTTTCTAGACCTCCAACGGGTAAAAAACCATGTGATAAGTGTAAGATGTTAGGCATCTTTACACCTTCTTTTTTGTCTTTGGTTTTTCGGCTTTTTCGGTCTTTTCTTTGGGGGAATTACCACCAGATTTAGTGATAATAAAATCATTAGGTAAACTAGCTTTCTGATATATTTTATAACTAGCTTCGACTTTATCGGCCAACGCTTCTATATCAGCTTCTGAATAAGTGCCTTCCCAAAAAGGGTATTTATTATGAAAGTGAATAATACCGGCTTTAGTGCCTTGGGAGTGCCAACCGATAACTATTTTGTCAGCTTCGGGGTTTTCTGCAAAGATTTTTTCAAGATATTCTAGCGGGTTTTCTTGATGCTGTATTACGTCAATGGAAACCACTATATCGTAATCAGTATTTTTTTGATATTCCGAAACATGGAAAAATGAAGCGTTTGGCAAACCCGGATTATTTTCTTTGGCTTTATCAATCATAGCGGTAGAACCATCTACCCCTATATAATCAATAAAAGCAAAATCTAAACCTAATTCTCTTTGGAGAATTCCACAAAAGCGACCAGTACCACAACCATAGTCCAAGATATTAACCTTAGACTTTTCGGTTAATTTTTCTTTTACCTTTGCTATAATATCCCGTTCAGCTTCGGTATATCTAGCTTTCCAATCTCGATCAAGTATCGAAACTACTTCGGGTATCCAGTTGTTAAAATCTTTTATATTTTCAGTCATTATAAACCTCTTTATTACTAATCTTTAGCTAACCATTGTCTTGCGGCATCAACATTAACCGGTTCTTTGCCCTTTTTCCGCATATTAAGCGGATCATCGGCCGGGCTTTCCTGGCTCTTCCATTGTACGGAACTTTCTAACTCATTACGTCTGTTAAAAGAATACAATAGGTTTAAAGCGTCAAAAACATCTAAACCCATTATATCATTATACAACTGACCATTTTTAAGTAAAGGTGTAACAACGAAATCATACCACCAATTAGGTTCAAACCAATCAAGCTTATATTTAGAATCGTAATCCTTACTAAAAGGACTCTTTCTAAAATCTATTACTGCCCCGTGATACTTGCCGATGTCGTATCCGAGGTTGGCATAAAAGACTCGGAATTTTTAGCCAAAGCCCAATCCTTAGCCTTTTCAAAACAATTAATAATAAAGTTACTGTTAACCGTGCTAAAGTCAAAATCTTCTGGTAACTCAAAAACATTGATTAAGAATTTAAATACTCGCTTGGTTATATCTCCGTAATCGCTAGCTTTTTCGTCATAATCCAGCAAGAAAAATTCTTCTAGAACTTCAGCCGGGTTTTCTGAAAACTTTTTACTGTATTCTTCATGAGTAGCACCAGATTTAAGGCTCATTTCTTTTAACAAGATGTTACCCTGAATGGTATTGGCTAAAGTAAGCTTAAACTCTCGGTTATACGACTTACCTAACAAATGTAAAATACCTTTTGATTCTTTAATCATAAAATTTAATTTCCTCCATAGTTTTAGTTATTTAGTTATATTTTAGTTTTTTAATACTTAAGCCCATTATTTGAGAAAAACTCACAAAAAACAGGCTTAAGTTACAGCTTCTCAGTTTCTTAAACTGCTTAGCTTTCCCAAGGTAAAATCCAGAAATTACCAAGTTTAATATCCTCGAAACTATTACCGGATCTATTGGTAAGGGTTGCGTATTGCGGGATTACAATAACTTCCATACCTTCCAAGGCCATTGGGTTTTGCCTATCATCACGATTAAGCAAAGCCGGCTTTGAAACGGTAACTTGCGGATAATGTTCGATGATAATTGAGCGGCTAGAAGTGCTAAAACTGGTAACTCTCATCTGGAAAGTTCTTAAAATAGAACCACCAATGGTAAACTCGAAACCAGCATCAGCAGTAGCAGGCCAACCTTTCATTTTTAACACAGCTGCACCAGTTGCGGGAACTTGCGGTAATTGTGGAGCGAATGTAACAGTTGTTCCAGATATAGCACTAATAAAGGTTAAAGCTTTATATGAACCGTAAGAAGCATTAACCCCTGCGGTTAAGTCAATTTCTAACATATCACCCACAGCCAGACCGGTGGCAGATGTAACCACACAGCCGGTTTTACTCCCACCACTTGCCACGGTAGTTTGTCCATCAGCAGCAACATTTGCGGTATAAACTAGATCATTACCTTGGGCAATATCAAAACCAAACAAAGTTGGAAACATAAAACTAGGCGTAAATCTTAAATCATCACCCACGGGAATAACACCTTTAATAGTAGTAGGTGAACCAGTAGCAGATTCATAATTAGTACGGTTTCTACTTGCTCCAATGGATGTAGCTAAACCGGGAATAAACCAACCCTCTACGCCATATTGACTAACGTTAGCGTTGCCATATTCAGCAAACTCGATAATAGTATCGCCCATCCATGCCCCGTAATTTGAGCGGGGTAATTCAGCGGCGTTATTTGTCATACTGAAACTTAAACCAGTCATATCAAACTCTCCTTTCTTATTATAAAAAAAAGCCGGGTCTTACACCGGCCAACTAAACACTATGGAAGAAAATTAAAACGGTTAGCCGTTATAACTGGCTCCCGGATTGAAATAATGCACAGCTAATCTAACCGTTAACGTAACAGTTGCCAATGCCGTCCATAAAGAATTAGATCCTTTTATATCAGTAATAACTATTCTTTCAGTATTGAAAATAACAGCCGTTCCCAACAGATCCCTTCTTTGCTCCAATACAAACTTTAAATCTCGTGCTAATTTAAAAACATTTGTGATAGATGTATCTTTATTAGCCGATTGGGCTAAAACGTCAATTTCTACTTGTAAAATACCAGTTTCTATTGAATTTATCTGGGAATAACTTACACCCACAGGAAAAACAGCCACGGCCGGGAAAAACGGGGCGGTCATTTGGCTTAACGGTATTCCGTAAATTTCCGATGTATTAGTCCTAGTATTTTTTATTTGGTCAGTTATTCCGGTATCGGCAAGTAATAAAGTTTTTATAGCTTCCACAGCGGCTAACTCTGGGTAATAGTTACTCAAGGACATTTTGAATACTCCTTACCAAAACTTGATTTATTGCTACTTCGTCATCTGGTTGAATCATTACAAAAGGCCTTTCAGGGAATTTATAATTAGTTCTACCAAAAATCTTAATAGTCAATCCATCATTATGAGTACGGGCATAAGGTACGGTTGAACCAATCTTAAGATTAAGCTTCCCTACTTCATAAAACTGATCGGGATTCCCCTTAGTACTTAGCGACCGTCTTAACCGACCGCTATCTATTAAAGTTTGTCCACTCCTAGCTAAAGCCGCCTTTGATTCAGGCCAACGGGTAGGCCGTCCGCCTTCGGTAAAATTCTTATCAAAAGAACGCATCATTATAATACTTATATCGCCCTCTAATTCAGGCTTAAAGTCTTGTATTTTTGCGTTTAATTTATTAAGTTTTTCCTGAGTATCACCGGTAACATTAAGATTTAAGTCAAACATACCTTAATCCCACCATGTGTTTATTTCAGCAATATTATTATTATTGTTATCTTGGGTGGTAGTAGATAAAATACCGATACTACGACTTGGAGTACTAGCAGAAATTTGTTCCACTAAAGTACTATCAAAAAATTCACCACGTTTAATTTTTTCCAAAATAGACATAGCGAAACTTTCAGGCCGTTTTACGTATTTGTCAGTTTCTTGGTTAAATGCTTGCTCTGAAAATTTCCAATCAATTATCAATTTTTGAGCAAGGTATCTAACCGCTGTACAAATATCCTCTGGGATAATAAAACACTTAGAACCCGTAACAGACCTAACAGCATTATTAACAGCGGTAATAGAAGTATCAGAACCAATAGAACTTACCAAAAATACTTCACCGCTATCAATAACCCGGATATGAGCGAAATTATCAATACCAACTTCATCCCAAAATTCAGTACTAACCCCGGTAATAGTCGGACTTGCTGCAGTCGTTGACACTGTACCGGTTAAATAATGATTGGTTTGCTTTTGAACCGGCACAATATACAAAGCCCCTAAGTAACGATTTATCAATGATTCGGCATCAGTAACAAACCGCTTAACCTGGGTATCTGTAATATCTGAGTCAGTTAGTAAAGCAGACCGATCTCGAACTTCTGAAGGTATGATATACATTAGCTAGTCACAGCCTCCGCAACAACATTTAAGCGACCAGTAGTAGTACAACCAACACTTACAGTAACAGCTAAGCCGATAGTACCGGAATAAAGACCGTCAACATCTATTGAAAAACGTCCGTCACTTGGTACTTTCTCGATCCAACTATCCTTACCACTCGTGCTAATAGTTACTAAAGCATTAGCCAGATCCGTATAACCAGTTACTTTATAAATATAGTTATATTTTCCTGACACAGCCGGGATAGTAATAGTAATAGCACTAGCCGCAACGGTAGTACTAGCAGATATAAAAGAATCCTTGGAGTAAAAAGCTTTATTCCACATAATTCTTAAGCATCCACTAAATTGATTTGTACGTAAAAATTATCGGTTGCAATAGTTCCGGTTACATCAGCAGTTACTTCCAAAACAGAACCAGCTTCAATAATATCAGCCGATGAAGTAGTAATAACAGTTAAGGCGTTAGGAATATAAGCGGTTAAAGCCGCCCCGCCAGTTGCTTTGGTAGAATTAGCGGCCGATGCAACATTAACGATTGCAGTAGTCCCAGAACCAGCCAAACCCTTGTTAACAATACCAACAGCGACATTATTACTATTATCAGCGGCTAAAGTATCTTCTGACAGCATATAAACAGAAACCACCTGAGATTTTCTTGTGATTCTGATTTGTTGCTTTTTATCGGTTGTAGTTAAACCACCAAATGCAATATCTTGTTGTTTGGCGTTGGCAATATCCAAATAAGCTACCCGGATTGTTCCGGGGTTTAAAAGGTAACACATTTATTTTTTATCCCCTTTTTTTACTGAGTGATTTTTTACTGATTTGTTTTCTTTGGTTTCTTTAGTATCAGAATCACTTGTAATAATTTCTATTGGTTTGGGTTCTTCTGGAATTGGGTTATTTTCCGGGCTTGGTTCATCTTTTAAGATTTCCAGTATACCGGATTTTTCCCACTCCAAAATATCTTTGATTGAATCAGACAAAATATGGATACCGGGCAAGCGTTCACTCCTGCCCCGTCCTATTTTCTGACCAGGTTTAATTAAAACTTTGGTCATAGTTTTACCTCTTAATCAACAACAGTTGAAAGGTAATAACCAGCCGGTACAGCTACGACTTTAAGATCGTAACTAGCTTCGGTTTTATAGTAATTACCGTTAGCTTCTGGGGTATCTTTGAATACAAACTGTTTGTATAAAGCTTTTTCGTCACTTACAAATTGCTTAGCAAGTGTTAAAGAAGCGTCAACGGTTGATTGTACATTAGGAATATAACCAATTACCAAACCTTTACCCCAAATACGAGCGTTAGTTTGGGTGGTTTGGCCTTCATCACTGGTATTTTCTGAAGCAGATCCCACCAAAATATCATCTATTCCCATATCCTCGAACAAAGATAACAAGGTTTTCTTATCAAGAACTCTAAGAGCGTCATTTCTGGTTCTAGCGATCAGGTTTGCATTGGAACGCATAGCACTATATACAGCGTGGCCCATAATAAGCTTTAGATTGCGGGTAGGGGTATAAAGGGTTACAGAATCTACATAAGATTGAATAATCTCATAAGGATCTGATGCCGGGTTATTAAAACGATCACCAGCGGCTAAAGCGGCAGTAAAACCACTAAAAGTTGTACCGTTAAACAAAGCGGCAGCGGCTCTCTTTTCTTTTTGAATAAGTACTCTATCCATTACACCTTGAACAACTTGATTAATAACCATTTGACGGTTACCCTTTGGGGTTAATCTTAATTGTTTTTCGGCCAAAAATTCTTTAAGACCGTAGTCTTTAATATTAAAAGTACCATCAAGGTTAGCGGTTGAAGTAACTTCTTTAGCAATACCTTTAGGCCCCATTGAATCATCTTCGGCTCGTAAATTATCACGACCAAAAGTGGTATATCTTCCGGTATCTTCGGTTACAGGCATTGGTTTAAATACTTTGTCTGCGATCAAGTCGTTACGGTCTAGGGCGTAACGGATAGCAAAACCGGTTAATACGTTATTGGCATTAAGCCCCGAACTGTTAAAACTCATGTTTTATACTCCTATTTTTTTTGAATTATTTTTTTAAGAATTAAGAATTAAAACCTAGACGTAGCAAGGTTCAAGATGTAAAGTTACTTCGATAAAGTCGTCTGTATCGCCTGACTCCAAAGCAAAACCAATCAAGGTTTTAGCAGTTCCAGAACTGGCAAGGGTAGCAGTCGCAATTTTAGTAAAAGTACTAGCATCTAAAACCACAGCATCACCAGCAGTAACAGCGGATGCACACTGTAATTTAACGTTAGAACCCTGAAAAGCAACATCAACCGCCTGACTAGCAAAAACAGCATCAGAAACAGTTACTCCGATAACTTTATCAGTAGCACCAGTACAAACAATAACGGTTTTATTTTTTCCGTTAATAGTTCCGAGTTTAACGGGAACCCATGAAGCCAAAGTGCTTGCGGTACTTTCAAAAGACTGTATTAGTAATTGTCCATTAACAGACATAGTTAATCCTCCTAAAAATTGATAATAAAAATAGCCCGGTAACTTTTGTTACTAGGCTTTATTAGGTATGTAGCTTAACTTGGTTCAGTCAAGCTTTGGTTTTTGTTTTTAATACTTAAGCTATTGACTTTCCGTTTAATACTTCATTCATTACACGCTCGTAATTAGTGAAGCTAGAAATATCAATATTATGTTTTAGAGCATAGGTTCTGATCTGGGCTTCCATTTCCATAGATCTTTGGTCATAACCAGCAGCATTACTTATTTTTTCTGGGCTTTCATTTCCGGCTAACTCTTTAGTAGAATAAGCGGACATGATAGGGGCGATATTATCGGCCAACTCAGAAACTAGATTCTTTAATACTTCACGATTGGAAATTTGTTTCTGTTCACCGTTTACTGAATAAGTAACCAAGTTTTCGTTACTTACCATAAGAATTTTTTCAATCATTGACGACTCTAAAGCCGGGGGTAGTTTTGGCCCTTCAGCATCACGAGTATAACTATAAACAAACTCACGAGTAGAAAGTAAATCACTCTGAATCTCTGCTTTTCTGGCTAGTTCCTGAAGCTTTTTATTTTGAGCTTCCAGGGCTTCAAGTTTAGCAGAATAGTTTGCAGTGATTTTTGCTTCCATTTTTTCCAAATCATCTTTATACATTTTAGGATCTCCCATTTGTACTTTAGCCATTTCCTTCATTATTTCAGGCTTGGCTTTCATTTGTTCCTCTTTTATGGCTTCGGATACTTCGCCTTCTTTGTCTTCAGGGGCTTTTACTTCGATTTCGATTTCATTACTAGCACCCTTTAGCATTTCCATAATCTTTTTTAAAATTTCCTTTGCATCCATTTTCGTCTTAACCTCTTGGTATTCATAAATAAACTCTGTGCCTTCCGGCTCTGGGATGTTAACCCCGTTACTATTATTAAATTCGTACTTATTCAAAACTGTATACAAGGCTTCTAACTCTGAACCTAACAAAGCTATAGCCTTTAAAACTAGCGGGTATGTTTTACCGTCTGGTGTCTTTACGTCTTCTAAAATTTCTACAGATAAAGATCTTATCTTACCCTTTTCTATATCTTCTGCCACAGCGTAAGGTATAGAAAAATCCGTTATGTTATAAATTCCTTCACGCTTTAAGCTATCCAAATCAACCTCACCTAAAGCATAAGGGTATTTATGTAAAGGGTTATTTTCGTGATCTTTGGGCTTATCGTGGGTAATTTTCATATAAGGACTAAAACCGGTATCCTTAGCAAACTCACGAGAATAATTAATTAAATTATCCAGATCATCATTAGTTCGATTAATCCCGTTAAAATTTCCCGATGCAAACACCCGAACATTACGAACCTTAACCGGGCTATCCGGGCTTAACTCGCCATTTTCTTGCCGGGCTTTGTCTAAAGCAATAGCCACGGCTTGCTTAAGCGGGTATCCATCTTTCTTTAACTGGCTGATATTACCACCAATCGTTTTCTGATTACTTCCAGATTTTAACGGCATAAAAAAACTCCAAAAAAAAGCCGGGTTTAAAACCGGCATATGATTATAGTAAACAATACAAGTAAATTTTATTTATACTTACCAAAACCAGCCATAGGAGCGGGTAAGGCTTTTTCCTGTTCTTCTGTCAACGGATTAAACTCTTCATAAATAGTTATCGGGCTTAAAATGCTCCGACATCTATAATGTAAAGGCGGGGTATTGTATGCCCTTAAAGCTGGATCAGTAAGTCTAAACTCTAACTTATGCCTAGGTAAACAGATATGCTTAGTAGTCCGATTATCCAGAACCGCTAAAAATTGCACGCCTTGAACAATACTAGACTTATCAAACATATCTAGCCGCCTTTGGTTAGCGATCCTAGTTCCCTCTGTCCGTAAAATATTATCTATCCTGGCATTACTAAAAGCCTGGCTTGATTCGATAATCTTTTTCTTAGCTTCCCGAAGTGTTAACTCTGGGTTTTCCTGTAAAGCCTGAAACAAATCATTTTTCACTTTGGCTTGGAGATCAGAAAGTTCTTTACCGCTTAATTGCTTGATGTAGCTTTTGTCTGTGTTGGTTATATCAGGGGCGGATAGTTTACCAATCTTTTCTTTATCTTTTTTAGCCTGTTCCTTGGTGATAATGTTAGGTAACTTTTTCTCTTTCTTAGCCTTCTTATACTCTTCATAAGTAGGAAGTTTTTTTACAATCTCCTGAGCCTGTTTCTTTTGCTCATCGGTATAACTTGCCGGGATTGGTAAGCGTCTCTTGTTAGCTTTAATTTCTTCCCACGTTGGCAGTTTTTCAATTACCTGTTTTAGTTCTTCCCTGGTGGCCGGTATAGTTTTCTTAGCAGTATCTTTATAATAATCTGCCATTATCTGATTTAGTTCATCTTGTTTTTTTACCGGAATGGTAAACCGTCCAGTTTTAATCAATGATAAAGCTTGACCAGAAATAAGAACCGCTACCGATTTAAAGAATGCTTTTAACTTACTGATAAATTTAAACTCTACTTTTTGCTGTAAAAGTTTATCCAGTTTTTTTATAAAGTCTTCTCGGTCTTGGTCACTACTCATAAACAGGTTTTAAATCAAAATTATAATCGACAACTTTTGAACTATCATCAATTATAAACGATTCTGGTAAAACTTTACTAGTGGTATTTATAACATTATTAGCATTAAGGCCACCACTATTAAAACTCATTAAGGCTTGACCGTCCATGTCAATTACATCTTGCGGATGGTCTTCTTCCTGATAACCGTCAATAGACCGTACAAACTTGCGATCCGCTTCGTTAAACTCGGATATAAAACCAGTACCATGAAGCTTAACCGCTCTATCAACTAAGGCGTTTTTGTCTTCTACAGTGGCGGGATTAAATACTATTTCGGGGTAAAGTTCCAAAGGATACTCACTGACAGGGAAATTAAGCGGGGTTAGCCGTCTTATAAGCATTTCTTTTATAATGTCTTCTGATAAAGTTTTTAAGTATTGCTCACTGATTAACGCAGATGTAGCTTCAACCTGTTTAGCGGCATAAGAACCACCGTTCTGATTTTCCGAAGTCATAGCCGAAGTTAAATTAATAGTTTTCGCTATCTCGGAATTTAAGAAATTAATCCAGGCTATTGAAGGGTCATTACTTCCATTAGCACCGCCTAGCAAGTGAGCTTTAAGCGGATTGGGTAAAGTACCAGCAGATGTATTTTGGATCTCATTAGCGAAAGTTTGGGCCGCTTCAATTTGTGCTGAATCTGGGTTAGGTGGTAACTCAATATAAACTGAAGGGTTAGCCCACTTCATTTGACCAGTTAAGCCATTCTTTAAGCATTGCTTTTTAGCCCAGCATAAATAATATAAAGTCTCACCAAGCCCAAAACCATAAGGGTTATTATATTTCGGCTTCCAGGTCATATACATAAACTTATCTTTGGGTAACGGGTTGTTAGGATCGTAAAGATTAGTAATAGAAAGGATATTCCCAAACCCGTCTAAATCGAACTGAAAAACCCCAGTATTTTTATTCTTAATATCTTTTACAGAAAGTACTTTTTGACCTTCAAATAAACAATACTTGTAATTAATCTCTGATATAGAATAGCCGTAAATAACCGAACTGTATAACTGGTAAAGCACATCTTGAATAGTTCCGGTCATGTCATTAAAAACAAATTCCCAGAATTTACAAAGTTTTTCCGCCCTGGGATCTTCGCTAGCACATTTAACAGTTAATCCTAGTTGTAAAACCGATAACTTTAACCGCTCCAAACAAGCTATAACCTGAGCATCTTTTTCTACAAAATCTTGGAAGGTCTGAAAGCCTTTAGAATTAAGAACCGAACCTCTATTATAAAAGAAGTCGCCTCCATTATCCAAAACTTGACTGATGTAATTACCGTAGTTATCAAGCCCTATCTCAATAGTAGGGTTATCCTGTACTACTTCCTCATTATGCTTTAATTGTTCTGGATTATACAACCCTGAACCAATTACCCCGCCAAAAGTACCCATTTGGGTAATTTCGGAATTAAATATACTAGAATAACCAAGCATTATTTATTTTCTCGCTTTTCGCTTTTTTATAAAACATTTTGTTTCTGATAGAACCGCTAGACCAATCTAAACCAAACCCTTTAACGATAAGGGTTTTAATTTTTAGTAGGTTGGCTTGCTTTGCTCTATTGTTTTAGAGATTTATTAACTATCGACCGATTAAATTTATAAACCTAATTCTCTGGAAATATCATTAGAATTTAATCTTTTACTTAACCCAAAACCAGCACCAAGATCCAACCCTTCCCGCTTATTAAAAGTGGTAATAGCTTTAGGGTCAGGATTACCGGGTAATAATTCAAAAACCATTTGCATTAATAAAGCGTCTGAAAAGTCAGGTGATCGACCTATTAACTCTTTCACTTTATCCTTAGATATAATCTGCTTTTTACCTTCTTTATCCATGTTAGCCTGTTTTAATTGCTCTAACTCTTCGATTATAAGATCTTGCGTTGATTCATCTTGGCAATTAATAAATAAATTACTTTCCTGAATTTTTTCAGAAAGTTTAAAACCACACTGACTTTTTAAGTTATTGTAATTTTCATTATTCAAGGCAGAACTATTATTAATAAAAGCTTTGCAGTTTGGTATCTGGTCTACAACACCGCCTCCAATCCCATCGTCGTCTATTACTATCCGGTGATTAGGTACTTTATATTCCTTGGCTAATGCTTTAATTAAATCAGCGGTTTCTACAGTACTTTGTTTACTTCTAATTACTACCTTAACCACCCGTAAACCAGACCAGACCAGAATAACAATTCTATCCGAGCCATAGCGGGCCACATCAGCGGAAATGTAATTTAAACCCGGTTCGACAAAGTTATTGGTAAAAATTGCGAGAATATTTTCATAACTTACCAGTGATGCGGGATCGTCATCATACTCCCAATTACCCTTAAGTAGTCTTTCCTTCTCATTAGTAGAAAGTATCCGGTATAAGTTCTCAATATACCCGGGGGGCAACATCTTATTGTCTTCTGGTAAAGCTTGTATAAACTCTTGCCAGTCTTCCAAAATACCATCCCTAAAAGCCTGATAGATTTTATACAGGTAGTTTTTGGAAGGGTTACAGGTTTCAAGTAATTTTCCTGTTATTCCGTAAACATCATTTTTCCATCGGCCAATAGTAGCGGCTAAGTTATTCCTAGCTTCGGTCTCAAACTCCCCGGCTTCCTCAATCCAGCCTTGCGTCATTTGCATTGAGCCAAACCGGTAAAAATGAGGATCGGACGGTAGATACTTTGCATCAATCAGGAAAATTTTAGAGCCGTTATAAAACTCGAAATAATTATCCTGACCGTTAAACTTATAATATTCTGGAGTAATCCCCCAATGTTGAAAAACCTCGTACATTGACGGGGTAGTATATTTCCTTAAATCGTTTAGTTTTTTTCTAGCTATAAAGTAATGGGTCTCTGGATAAATTAAAGCACTAGAACCCATAACAGAGCATCCAAGATAAGACTTACCCGCACCTTTAGAACCACCGTAAATCAAGCTTTTTACTTTGGGGTTATTCCAGGCAAGCCACGCCTGTTTTTGCTTCTCGTTACCATTACTATTAAACTGTAGCTTCATTTGTCACCAGACAGGTTTAACCATTTACTTAGAGTTAAATTATAAACGGTTTACTTAATTTCAATTCCGGTTATTTGTTGAATACCAATCTTCCCAGAATGTTCGGTTTCTACTTTTTCAACCCCATAACCCCGGCCCCGGCCTTGATACTTTAGATAAAAAATAAGACTTGATGTATCACCGCTCTGGATATTCTGGTGTAATTTGCTTTCTGCAAAATCCACCGCAATGTCTTTAATACTCTCTACGGCTTTCTTATACTCTGGATCATCTCTTAACCAGTCATAATGTAAAGTTCTTTCTATACCGGTTATCTTAGATGCAGATGTTACTATACCAAGGCTTTTGGTTAGTGCCTCAATGAAAGCCTTTTTTTTAATGTGGGTTTTTGTGGTGGAACTAGTACTTTTAGGTTTTGTAGTTTTATTAGCACTAGACTTACTTTTACTCTTAGGCTTTCCCGGTTTTTTGTCCTTCGGGTTTGGCTGGTATCCAAGTTTTTCAGGCATATTAGATTAACTTTAAATCCTTAACATCTTTTACGAAAGAGTCAAAATTAGAATATTCTTTACTCCAATTAGCCCCGTTAGCCCCTTGGTTAAACTTATAACCTGAATCTTTTAACTTGTCTTTTACATCAAAAGAACCTTTACCAACCCTAACATTAACTTTTCCGCTATCATAACGATTAATGTTTGAATCATTATCAAACTTAGCTTTAACCCTTTGATTTAAAACAGATGAAACTTTACCTTCAAAATCGTTCCTAATAAAATCTTTTTCAGCTTGGTTTTTAGTAGTATTATTAATTAATTTATCTAAAGACTCTCTATTTTCTAATAACCGATCAACCCTCTTAGATGCGTTTCTAAATGTATCTGTAAACCTATTAGGTAAGCCATCAATTAAATCTTCATTTAAACCCCTATAATCATCGTAAAACTGTTTTTCTTTTTGAGCAACGTCATTAACTTGTGTTTTTGCAACTTCAGGAGTTAACCCCGAAGTAGAATCTCTACCCTGTGTATTTTCTCCAGTATCAGCAGAACCACCACCGCCAGAACCAGCGGCTTTAGCTTTAACACTCTTACCACCACGACCACCCATAACTATTCTCCTAAAATTCTTTGTTTCATAGCTTGTTGAAAAGCTTTAAAATAAATAACGTTATCATGTTCCAACTCTGGAACCTTCTCACCGTAACAAATAATCGTTTCAGGCTGTATTAATTCAACCATCTTGTTAAAACCAACCATGAAGTTGTAAATAGCTTCTTTATCTTTCATTACTCCCACGGTAGACACCGCAACGGTACAACCTTTAGGAATACCAGAAAAACAAAAATCAAAACTTTCTTTGGTTGACCATGCTATGGTAGGAATAACTTTAAGTCCTTTAGACTGCCAGTAACAAGTAAGCCAGCGGTTACGATAAATATTAAATATCTGTAATGCCAAAGGAAAATCAGTATATAAGCTAAAATCAGGCCCCAAACAGCCGGGGAACTTCTCTAACATCCCCGGATAACGGGCCGGGTCATTCCAAACCCGCTCAAACTGGTAATCATCTAAAAAG